ATCGACGAAGTGCTCGGCGCTGGTAGCGCAGGCCCCGGCAAAACCTTGTGCCTGACCATGGACATCATGGATCAGGTCGCCGTCGAGCACGAACGCTGCACCGACCCGAACCACGCCTACCCGCTCATCTGGGGCACGTCGAGCGGCTGGGCTCTGCACCTTCGCCGCACGGTCAAGATGCTGAAGCAGACCATCGCGCTCAGCCACAGGATGTTCAAGGCGGTTGATTCAGGCGCCACGTGGAGTGAAAGCGAGACGACCTGGACGTTCTCTAGCGGGCTCAAGTACCAGTTCGGCCACTGTAAAGACCCGCTCGATTACGAGCAGTACATGTCGAGCGCCTTCTCGGCCATCTACTTCGACGAGCTGACTGGGTTCGAGGAAGAGCAGTACGACCAAATCACGACCCGCCTGCGCTCCGACGATCCGGTGCTCTCGAAGATGCTGCGCATCCGTTCGATGAGCAATCCCCTCATGCGGAACGAAGGCGAGACCTTCACGGTCAAGGACGCCAACTGGGTGCGGCGCCGCTTCGTCGATCCGCACAAAGACGGCAACGTCGTGTTCAAGCGAAAGCTCACGCGCTCGGACGGCACGCACGCCTACACCAAGTGGGTGTACATGCCGGCGAAGCTCCAGGACAACCCGAACAAAGCGTTCGTGGCGCAGTACGAGCTTCAGCTGCTGAAGCAGAAGGCCCACATCCGCGCGGCCCTGCTCGACGGCAACTGGTACATCACGGTCGGCTCGTTTTTCGCCGAGTACTGGAAGGAGCGCCTGCACGTCGTGCGCCCGTTCCGCGTGTCCTCCGAGTGGCGCATCTTCCGCGCCATGGACTGGGGGTTCAAGGCGCCCGGCTGCATTCATTGGTTCGCGCTCGACGACGAGGGCACCCTGTACGTGATCTATGAGCTCCGGTTCCAGGGCAAAATCGCGGACGAGGTGGCAGCCATGGTGCAAGCCACCGAAGAGCTGCTCGGGTTCTGGGACGAGCGCGCCAAACGCTCGCGGCTGACGGGGCCCGCCGACACGCAGATCTGGGAGCAGCGCGGCCAGGGCGGCAAATGCATCGCCGAGACCTTTTCGTCGAAGGGCGTCGATTGGACGCAGGCCGACAAACGCTCACGCCAAACCAATGCCCAGCATCTCATCAAGCGCCTGACAGACCACGAGGAAGAAACGAAGACGCCGGGCATCGTCTTCTTCAGCTCGTGCAAATGGATCATCCAGGTTCTGCCGGCGATCCAAACGAACAAGGACAACAGCGAGGAACCGGCGGACGGCGGCGACGACCATCCCTACGACTCGTGCGTGTACGGGTGCGCGTACGCCTCGAAGGGCAAAGGCGCCATCCCCCCGATACGCCCGCTCAAATCCGAGTGGGACGATGAAGACGACGCCGGCCCCGTGCAGAAGCGGGCCGGACAACTCGGCTACGGACAGGAGCTTTGCTGATGGCACTCGAAGACGGTATGGATATGGAGTTCGAAGAAGCGAGCGACGTTCAGCCGACGGCTGACTTGGCGCCGATGCCGCAGGACGACTATTCGGTCGACGACCTCGGCGAAGATCCGAAGCCCGAGGTGCTCATATACGACGAAGACTCGACGAACCTCGCCGTCGATTTCGCCAAGCACCCCGACGGCGAGGCCGCGCTGAAGAAGCTCGGCAGTAAAATCGTCGATGAGTTCGACGACGACTTCGAGAAGAGCGAGCCGCGCCGGAAGCGCATCGCGGCCGACTGGAAGCTGTTCGCGGGTGACCTGCCGCCGAAGGATTTCCCCTACGCCAACGCGGCCAACGCGAACGTTCCGATCATGATGGAGAACCTGACCCGCGTCGTGTTCCGCGCGTACGGCGAGCTATTCGCTGACATGTCGAACGTGTTCGGCGTGAGTTCGCTCGGGCAGAAGGACCAGGACCAAGCAGCCCTCCTTTCGCTCCATGGCAACTGGCAGCTCCGAAACGAAATCCCGGACTTCTACCGCCAGCAGTCACGCGGGCTCATGAACTACTTCACGGTCGGCGATACGACCATTCACTCGTACTACGACGAGCGGCTGAAGCAGAACCGCCACGAGTGCCTGACCGCCGACGAGTTCGTCACGCCGTTCACGTTCACGTCCACGATGCCGAACTATTCGGACGTGCCGCACTACACGCGCGTGTACATGAAGTACCCGCACGAAATCGAAGCCATGCGGGACGCCTGGGTCGATATCGACAAGGTGCTGGGCGACGACCCCGACAATCGCCCCGTCAACTCGTTCGACAACGACCCCGAGCAGCTCATTGCAAGCTCCGTCGCCGAGACGATGGGGCAAGACATCCCCGACGATGGAGCCCCTCGCAAGATCCTCTGGTACGAGGGCTGGGTCGATCTGCCGAACCAAGAGCGCCAGCGCTTCGTGCAGGCCATCGTCGATTACGAAACGCGCCACGTCTTCCGCCTCACCATCCACGAAGAAGCGCCCTGGCAGGACAAGGCCGCCTACAAGCGCCAGCTCGACGAGCTCGCCAAATTCCGCGCCGCGCAGGAGGCGCACCAAACAGCGCTCCAAGAGCACCAGTACACCATCTCGCAAATCGGAGAAGCGGCAGCCCAAGGCGCAGCCGGCCCCGAGCAGGCGCTCGCGGCGCTCCAGGAGCTCGACCAGCAGAAGCCCGAGCCGCCCATGCCGCCCGAGTGGATGCAGAACCCCGACGATCCGGAAGAAACGCCGAAGCAGCCCGACAAGCAACCGATTCATTTGTTCGTGCACGGCGTGTGCATCGAGCCCGCGCACGGTAACCTCGGGCTCGGCTACGGCTGCATGCAGGCCGACTTTCAGCGCGCCGCCAACACGGTCCTGTCGCAGTTCGTCGACTCGGCAACGCTCGCCAACTGCAAAGGATTACTGACGGCGGGCAACGTCACCTGGAACGCGGACGGCAAATTCATCATCGCGCCTGGCGCCATCAACAATGCTAGCGGGCTCTCCCCCGCTGACCTGAAAGACGGACTCATCCCATTCGGGTTTGGTGATGCTAACCCAGCCCTCATGAGCGTCGTGGAGCTCATGCAGAAGTCGGCGGAGACCTCGATTCAGGGCCCTGCCGTGCTCTCGGGTGCGGAGGGCAAATCGGGTGAGACCGCACGCGGTATAAATGCCCGCATCGAGCAGGCGACCAAGCAGCTCAGCGTGACGACTGGTAGCTACGCGCGGCAAGTTCTCACCCAAGTCCTAAAGAACAACGCCTACCTCAATAGCCGCTTTTTGCCCGAAGAGCAGCTCTTCCAGATGGAAGCAAATCTCATTCCTCTCGGAATGGAGCCGCCGTTCAAAATCGGCCGCGAGATGTACGAGCGGAACTACCAAATCGAGATCAAGGCCGACATGCGCTTCGCGACACAAGCGCAACGGGTGGGTGAAGCCGATGATGCATTAAAGCTCTTCCAAAGCGTGAAGCAGCTCCAGGGGAACATCCCCCTCATTTACGCCATCATCAAGCAGTGCATCGAGGCCCGCGGCCTACGAAACCTCGTGCCGCTGCTCGGCCCGCCGCCGCCCCCGCCCGCGACTCCCCTCGGGCTCACGCCGCCCGGCATGGGCCCCGAAGGCCCGCCCGGCATGGGCCCGCCTGGGCCGCCTGGTCCCGGAGGGCCGCCGCCTGGGGGCCCCCCGCCGGGTGGACCGCCCAAAGGCCCGCCTCCGCCCTCCGGCATGGTGCCGCCGGGTGGCCCAATGAAAGGCCCGCCGCCAGGCATGCCGCCGCGTCCGCCGCCACCCCAACCGGGTAACCCCCACTAATGACCAACTACGCCGGCTTCAGGAAATCGCCCGACGTGATCGATTGGATTCGATCGGTGCCCGGTCAGTACTTCTTGAAGCAAATCGAGGAGCGCGTGGAGAGCGCGCACGAGAACCTACTCGCGACGTGCAGCAAGTCGACGGACCCCAAGGTCACGGCCGCTGCAACGCTATGGAATGAGCTGGCAACACTATCGGCGTTCTTCCGGAACGCTCACAAGGACCGAGTGAATGAATGACCTCACCGACACGAACGGCGTCGCACTGCCGCAAGTAGACAGCAGCATTCTGGACGCGCGCGAGCGTGAGCAGGCAGAGCGCCGCTCAGCCGTCATGCGCAAGCGTATGTCGCCACCAGGCACGCTCGGATTGCCGAAGCTGCTCGACGAGCGCCGCCTAGAATTTGGAATTACAGACGGGGCATTCAGTCGCCAAGCTGTGTTTGATCGGGTCTTCCTCTGGCAGATACCCATGCAGAAGGGTGACAAGTTCGAGTCGGACTCGCTCATTCACATGCCCGAGTCGGTGCAGCAGCGTGAAAAGGCGCGCGCGCCGCAGGGCATCATCGTCAGTGCTGGTTTGAAGGCGCTCGATCAGCTGCGCTCGCACGGCATCGACGTCGGGCACAAGATTTTGTTCTGCCATGCTGCCCCCTATCATATTCGATACGACTCGGTGCTCGGCTTGGAGCAGCACCTGATTATCGTGCTCGCGGGCGACATCATCGGTAGCGAAGACCTCGCGACGAACCTTCGCACGCGAGAGGTGCGCTGCTTGCCACGTAGAAACCAAGAGAACAACAGCGTTGACCACGTGTTCATCGATGAGCGTGGCGACGCATGGCTGCCGGCTGACGCCTGGCGTGCGGAGCATGAATAATGGCTGGACTAGACGATACCGACCAAGAGGAAGCGGCAGTAGGCAAACACCTGAAGGGCATGCGCGAGCGCATGAGCCCCGAGGCGGACGACGCCAACGAGGTGTCGGTCGAGACGCCTGAGCCGGACGAAGAGGAGGAAGACGAAGCCTCCGAAGTCGCCCCGAACCGCCAAGCGCGGCGCGCTAGTCGGCAAACAGCTCGCGAGCGCGCCGCCGCCGCCGAGGCCGAGGCGAAGGTCCTGCGTGAGCAGCTCGCCGAGCGTAACCGCCCGGTGCCCGGCAACCAGCCCGCGCCCGTCGCCAGCACAGCCGAAGTCGATCGCCGCATCCGCTCGACGTACGCCGAGCTTCAGCGGCTCGAAGACGACTACGCGCGCGCGCAGCAAAACCGCACGCTCACGGCCGAGAAGGAGGCCGAGATGCGCGAGCGCGCCATCGAGCTCGACATCCAAAAGTCGACGCTGGCCGCCGAACGCCGCGAGATTTTGACGGCCCCGCGCCGTCGGCAGGATGAGCTCACGCGCCAGCTCGAACGCGAAAACGCGGACGTTTATGGCGATCCGCGAGCGTTGCAATTCGCCGCTGGTCGCGTGAACCAGCTCATTGCCGAGGGGCGGAAGGACTCGAAGGAGCTTCACGACGAGGTGATGGAGGAGACGCGGCGCCGCATTTTGGGCAAGCGCCCCAAGCCCGACGCCATCGAGCGCCAGCGTGCAACAGGCCTATCAGCAGGCCCCCGTGCGGCGTCGCCCACCACGAGCCGCACGATCGCAATGCCTCGCGGCAGCCACTATTACAAGATGGCAGTCAGCATGTACCCGGACCTGGACGCGGGCGCGGCGTGTCAAAAGTGGGCGCAGACCGTGGGGAAAAAACTGCTGGCAAAGCAGCAATGAGCGTTCCTAGTTGACCGGAGCGTGGCGCTCTGCATACTCGACCCATCGGCGCCACGCTTAGCCAGCGGGCGCTTTGACGGCTCCAGCGATTCCCGTCGCTGTTGTCTGAACTCCAGGGAGACCCCACCAGTCGGCAAGGTGGAGAACCTGGAGTTTCGTGTCCAATCACGTCATCAAGAGCAGGGCTCCCGCTCCCGCGGCACGGAAAGACCCGCCCCCGCGCGAGGTCGATCGTAGCCTTCAGCAGGGACAAATTCGGAATGGGGATCCGAGCAAGCACTACGTCTGGGCCTACAAGGTAGGACTCGGAGGTGTCGGGTACTACGAGAACATCGGGTACGACATCGAAGTGAAGCGCCCGGGTGGGCCGTACTGCACCTCGCTGCGCAAAAGCGTCGGCGATGGTTCCCCCATCGAGTGGCAAGACAACTTGCTCATGTCGATCGACAAGACCGAGCTCGCAGCCCAAGAGGCCATTGCGCAGCTCGAAGTCGATGCGATGGAGCGCCGCATCCTTTCCCCGAGCAGCGTCGTCGATGGCCTGCGCGGCATTCAAGGCACGCGCGGCCGCTCGAACAATCCGATCATTTCGCTCGAAAACTCAACTTCCGACAACACGATTTCGCTCGGCTGAGGAACCATGGACAACGTTAAACGATACGGGTTTCGCTGGGCACGTGGCTACAACCGGAACTCGCACCCCGACGTGCATGAGTTTCCCGTCACCTCGGGCACGAACTTCACGGTCTCGGGCTTCGGCACGAACCTGAACCTGAACGTCGGCGATCCCGTGCGGCTCGACGTGAACGGCGGCGTGGTGCTCGCGGGCGGCAACGAGAATGCGGCCACATCCCAAGCGCCGTTTGGCATCGTGATGGGCTTCGGGCCCTACTTCAACGGCGGCCGCATGGTGCGCGGGACCGTACTGCCCTCGGGCGTGACGTACGGCAACAGCATCGAGCGGCAGTCGAAGGTGCTCGTGACGCCCTTCTCCGAAGGCATCTGGGAGATCGACGTCAACGACATCGTGACGGCCACGACGCTGCTCGGCTACCAGGCCCTCGTCGGCGAGAACTGCGACCATCAGCTGGCCGCTGCCGCTTCGAGCGCGGTGCCCTTCACCGCAAACCCAGTGCTCGCCATCTCGACGCACAACCCGGCGACGACCACGCTGTCCATGCGCATCTGGGGCGTGTCGCAGACGTTCGAGAACCAGGACTTCGCC